GCGTGATGCGTTCGCATATGGCGCGCCCGTAAAGGCAGTGTCGCACATGCCGGAGGCCAAGGGCTTGTTCACAGACCCGCGCAACCTTCTGTTCGGCATCCAGCGGTCGGTGTCCATGGAGTTCGACAAGGACATCACCACGCGGATGTACATCATCGTCCTGACGGCCCGCATCGACGCCAAGATCGAGGAGCCCGCAGCAATCGTGATTTACAGCAATATTGGATAGGGTAGGGGCTGACCGTCCCGCACCGGGGATCGTGCGGGTGGAGACCTGGGGTCAGGGGCCGGTTCATAGCCGGCCCCCACCTCGGAGGAACAACCGACAAGGAGGTCGATATGGCAGTAGTGGAACTCATCGGACCGATGCCGCGATACAGTTACCGCAACAAGCAGTTCTTGCGGGGGCAGTCGCAGAGCAAGGTCGCCAAGGACGTCGCCGATTATCTCAGGACCACAGGTTTCTTCCGGGTGAAGGAGGACGCTGCGGTGACGATCATCCACCCCAAGGACAGCGCCCCGAGCGCCCCTGCTGTGCCGGGCCAGTTCTCCAACAAGAAATCAGCCATGGTGTGGGCTCGTAGGGAGTACGACACCACCATCGCCAAGGGCTGGTCCCTGAAGAAGATGAACAAGGCCACCGCCCGTCTGGCCTCCGGCCTCGAACTCACCGCCGGTTGGGACACCGCTGTCTCCGTGGGCGGTGATGACGTGGCGGATGCCCCCGTCGTAGAGGAAGCCGGCGAGGAGGTCTAGCGAGGTGCCATGCTCCTAACTACCGTCGAGGCGGTGCGCGACCGCAACGGGATGGACAACACCACTCTGGTGAACGACGCCATCGAGTCGTCGCTGCGCACCGCGTCGTCCTCGCTTCAGACCGGGGTCAGGACGACGTTTGCGGAGGGGACAGCCGTCACCGACCTGTTCTATGTCCGCGACACCAGGCGGGTGGGCAAGTCGATGCAAACCAGGCTGCTGATGTCCAAGGGGTTCCTTAAGACGTCGCCGGCGGTCACGGTCAAATCAGCCGAGCGATCCCAGTGGTTCACCACCGGCGACGGCACGGTCGATGATCTGCGCAACCTGGCGGGCGTTGATTACACGACGATCAACCACAACCGAGGTCTGGTGCTGATCACCGGCAAGGACCTGTCGGACAGGTTCATCCAGGTGACATACGACTGCGGGTTCGCCGTGTCGGGCACCCCTGCTGTATACCAGGCCGTGCCACAGTGGTTGATAGACGCGGCCATCCTAGTGACGTCCATCGCGCTTGAGAAGAACCCGGCCCTGCGCGACGACGAGGACACCGAGTTCAGCGTCAAGGAGCTGCAGACCCAAAAGGATGCGGCGATAGGCAACAACGTGCGGTACGAGCCGTCCGCCCTGAACCCGATGGTGTGATCGGTGGTCGCCCTCACCATAGAGTTCGATTTCAAAGGGCAGAGGTTCAAGGACGCCTCTAAGGGCCTGGCCGCGTTCGCACAGTTCCAGAAGTCCAGTATGAAGCGGGCGTCCCCCGCCCTAAAGAAGCAACTGCGTGTCTACCTCAACTCCGCCGTGTTCGCGCTGCTCAGACAGCACAGCAAGGGGTGGCCCGCCGGCACCACAGTCAACTCCTTATCCCGCCGTAGCGGCGCTCTGGGGCGGTCCATACGGTCGTCGGTGCGGGTGGATGGTAATACCCTCAAGACCATAGAGGGGCGCATAGGGGGCAGCCGCATCGCGCGGGTGCACGAGTTCGGGGCGATCATCAAGGTCAGGAAGGCTCAGTACCTGACCATCCCGCTTAAGGCCGCGCTCAACAACAGGGGCATCCCGAAGAAGCGCAGGGCCAGGGACTGGAAGAACACCTTCGTGCGCAAGTCCAAGCGTGGCAACCTGATCATATTCCAGAAGCGCGGCAAGGGTCTGATCCCATTGTACGTCCTCAAAAAAAGCGTGAAGATACCTCCCCGACTCGGTATGGGTAAGGTGCTTGAGTCAGAGAAGGCAGTGTTCGTGGACAGGGCATTCGAGGCCATGGTCGACGCGATGGCAAAGGGGAAGCGGTGACGTGGTACATGATCCTAACAGTGTGCTTCCCCCTGACGGGGCAGTGCTACAGCCCGTTGCTGATCGTCGACATGCCTCTGCCCACGCTGGCCGACTGCAGGAACCACGGTGCCATCGTGGCCAAGAAGCTGGGGGCCTGATCGGTCGCGAGGTTCGGGCGTCCCGTGGGGGTAGCCCTGGCGTGCAGGAGGGTGCGGTATGGCCGTAACCGTAAGAGAGAGTTGCCTGCGGGGTATGGTGGCGCTGCTGGAGGCCATGACGGACGGCCAGCCGGCGGCCGACCCGTACTCGGTGACGTGGCGGGTGGTAAATCGGTCCGACCTGGACAACGTCCCGAAGGGCACGAAGTACGCCTGCTCCGTGTCCGAGATCACCGAGACGGTGCTGCCCGAGACGTACCCCCACACCAACAAGTTGTTGAGCGTGTCCATCGAGTGGGAGCAGTTGATCGACAAGAACGAGGTCCCGTCCACCGAGTTCAACCGGGTGCTGGGGGAGATACAGCGCAAGATCGGCGAGGATCGCACCCTCGGGGGCAACGCCATAGACACGGTCGAGACGGGCAGCGAGCAGGACATCGACTTCGAGGGCTCGAAGGCCATAGGGGGTTCGGTGTTTTTCGACATCCGGTATAGACACAACGTCAACGATCCACGCTCGGTGGTGTGAAATTAATTGCACAGGAGGATGACATGGTGACCAACTTGAGCAAGACGGGTAAAGAAAAAGGTGGTGTTGGGGAAGACTCGGGTGATAGTCTCCCTGCCACAGAGGCGGCGAAGGCCCCCAAGGCACCCCCGGCCAACGCGGTTACGGGCGGCGCGGGCGGACGCTACCGATCCATCGGCGGGGGCCTGAAGGTCCCCGTCTCCGACGACGAGTAGACCTCGTCTGACAAACAGGAGACGCCGAGATGCCTGCCATCAAGATCACCGACAACTATTTTTCCGGCCTGGCCAACGTCCAGAAGTCCGACGTCGTGCAGGGCCTCGCCCAGGACCACGCGCGCATCAAGCTCGACAGCGCCGGGGTGACCGACCTCACCGACAACTCCGGTGGGACCAACGCCAACGCCGTGGCCCTCATGACCGTACCCACGGCGGCCTTCGATGCGCAGACCGCCGGGGGCTCCCCAGCATCGGCGTTCGATACCGCAGCCGGTAAGATCGAGAACGCCTGCGCGGTGTTCGCCGATCACCTCAACAACGCTCGGGTACGACTGGGCCTCGTGCTCATGACTTGGACCACAGGCACCATCGCCACAGCCGGCACCCTGGCATCGCTGACCACGTCACTCACCGCCACCAGCGGGGCCACGGCCATCGACTTCACCACGGGCGTCGCCCGCATGAAGTCCATCCGCAACAACATCGGCACCCTGGCACGCGGCCTGAACGAGGTTCTGAAGGCGGTGGGCGACCCCCGCATCGCCGATGCCTCTGGTGGCACCCCGGACTTCTCCGGGCTTGCCATGGAGGCAGTCGCCAACGCCACGGCCGGCACAGGCACCCCGGCTGGTGCCACGTCGATCAGCGACGCCGTCATGGACGCCTTCCTGCTCGCCGCTGCGGCCAACATCGCCTCGCTGGCGGACTGGTTCAACGATGCCATGTTCCAGACCGGCCTCTCGGACCTCACCGACAACTCTGCCGGGGTGGCCACTGACACCATCGCGGCGGCGGCCAAGATTACCCTGGTGGCCTACCAGGACGTGGCCACGGCTTCGGTGCCCAAGGTCCAGTTGGACACCGAACTCGCCAAGATCGACAACAACTTCGCCGACCTGTCCCTACGCACCAACCTACTCCTGGCGCGGGCCGACCTGTCCGAGCTGACCGACAACTCAGGGGGTACGGCCAACACCACGCTTGAGATCATCGACGACACCCTGACGGCGGTCGATGGTACGGGCTCGAACTCCACCCCCTTCGCCGGCACGCAGGCCATCGTCAACGCCATCACCAACAACATCTCGTCCCTGGTGGCGAAGATCAACCTGCTCGCCCCCCTGTATGGCGTGGTGATCATCACCGACAGCGCCGCCGGCACCGTGTCGAACACCCTCGCAGCCACCGCAGTGACGGGCGCGGGGGTGGACAACGGGGCGGCGGCCACGGGCCTGAACAACGTCCTGTTCAACGCTTACATGGTGGCGGTCCAGGATGCCCTAGCGTCTATGGCGGGCAAGCTCAATGAGATGACCGGCACCGGCTCGCCGACCAAGCCCCTCCGCGTCGTAGCGGCCCTGTAGGCCCACAGATAGGAGGTCTAAGATGCTTACTCGCAAAACCACTGTCCTGGCTAAGATCGAGTCCAGCTACAATGTGGACCCCACCCCTACCGCTGCCGACGCACTGCTCATCTCCGACCCCAATTACAGCCTCGACCTAAACGTCCTGGAGAGGGACAACTTCCGCAGCGACCTGTCGCCGAGCGGCATCGTCGTGGGGCGTAAGCTGGCCGGCATATCGTTCACCACCGAGCTACGCACCAACGGTCTGGTGAACTCCGGCCTCACCGCCAACGCGGCCAAGATGGGTCGTCTGCTGCTGGGCTGTGGGTTCTCTGAGACCGGGCATACGGGCGGAGGCGGGGCC